CACCACGGGCTTTCTGCCTTCGGTCTACTTTCTCGACTATTTGATGTTTTACCCGTACATCGACCTGGACAACACCGACCAGCAAGACTTGACCAACGATGTGACCTTGCCGCGATACACAGACGGCGAGGGTGTGCGGATGCTGATGATGATGCAGACGCCTGGAACAAGCACTGCCACGAACATCACCATCAACTACACCAACCAAGACGGCGTTGCCAAGACCATTGCGACAGCGTACAGAGCCTCGGGCGGCATTGCTGTCATTGGACCCAACATGATCAGCACCTCCGGGGGCTCTGCAGGGCCGTTCTTCCCGCTGGCCGATGGTGACCGGGGCGTGCGGTCTGTTGAGTCTGTTCAGCTTGCGGCAGGCGTGGGCGGGTTCGGCGTGATGGTGTTGGTCAAGCCGCTGTTCACGATGTCCGCCAACGAGTTGTCGTCAACCGTTGAAAAAAACTTCCTTCGTGAGCAGGCAGCGTTGCCCAGAATCTACGACGGCGCGTTTCTCAACTACATCTACAACATATCCACCCAGACAAGCGGCTTGTTGCCGATGGTGGGTCAGGCGCAATTCATCTGGACACCGTAAGGAATCACCATGCCATTCAGTTCAATGGACGATCTCGTAAACGAGATCACAAGCGGCAAGTTCAACCGCGCCGACTGGAACAAGATCACGGGTGGCGTAGCCTACGCCGCAGGCCGGTGGTATGACTTCAGCGGCTTGAACGGCACGCCCGTCGCCAACGCCTTTGCGGGCACTGCACTGGCGTGGAGAACCTGCGACGAAACCACCGGCAACGGCACGCAGATCTTCGGCCTGCCGCATGGCGGCAACGTCAGCCCAAACACGAAGCACGTTCTGAACGTCGCGGCGCTCACCTCCGTTGCCACGGGTGTCCCGGCGCAGTTGATGCTGGTGGACTTGCAGGGCTACTGGCCCGGTATCAGCAACAACTCGGCCACGGCACAAACCCTCACGGGCACGCCCACTCTGCGCTACACCAACGGGGCCGGGTGCAGGTTGTTCTGGGTGCAGACGGCTGCAGCGGGCGCCACGGCGCAGAACATCGCGCTGAGCTACAGCAACACAGTGCCGACTTCGGGCAGGACGCTTCCGGTCACGGTCGCCATGACGGCTTCCGGCATCGTGGGGCACATCAGCCACAGCGGCACGGCGGCCAACAACTACGGCCCCTTCCTGCCCCTGGCATCGGGCGACACGGGCGTGTCCACGGTGGCGACGGTCACCTTCAGCGCGGCCAACACGGGCACCGGGGCACTGTGCTTGGCTAGGCCGCTGCTGACGCTGCCGCTGACCACCGTGTCCGTCGCTGCCGAGCGTGATTTGCTGAACCAACTGCCGAGCCTTCCTCGGGTGATGGACGGTGCCTGTCTCACGTGGCTCTACTTCGCGGGCGCGGCTGCGGCGGCGAGCACGAACTTTTACGGCGCGGTCGAGGTCGGCTGGGGCTGATCGGGCTCATGGCTCTCAAGACAAACACCACGCTCCTGGCGCAGCTTCCGTTGCGCCAGATCGGCGGCTCGCCTGGAACTTTCCGTTCCATGTGGGGGCGTGGCGACCGGATGAACCAGTCCGTGGGCGAAGGCATCCCGTCCAAGCTGGCAGGCATCCCCAGCGGGCACTTGGCTCCATCGTCGTGGGTGCTGCCGTACAAGCCGGGGGCGATGTCGTCGTTCACCAATCTGGTGGTGACGGTCACGCCGGGTACGCTGAACCTCGCGGCGGGCGTCAACATCACGGGCAGCACGACGGTCACGATCACCGTCAATCCCGCTGATGGGCAACTCATTGTCTCGGCGTCAGGTTCGACGTCCATCACGTTCAACCTTGCGGCCAACCTGGCCGGCGCCCTGTCGGCCGCAGGCAGCACGTCCTTCTCCTTCACGGTCAACAACGCCACGCTCGGCGCCATCGTCGACGCCGTGGGCGCTGCGCTGGTGCAGTTCTCAAACAGCGCCACGATCAGGGCCACGGGCAACCTGTCGGGCGACATCACGCCGTTCACCGAGCTGAGCCCGCAGTCCCTGTCGGCCGCAGTGTGGGAAGCCCTGGCCAGCGCCTACAACGCGCCCGGCACGATGGGTGAGCTGCTGAACAGCGCAGGCGGCGGTGCCAGTCCGGCTACGATTGCCGCTGAGGTGTGGTCTACACCGCTTGAGACGCTGACGGCCGAGGAGATCATGCGCGTGCTTCTGGCGGCGCTGGCCGGCGCTCGATCTGGGCTCGGCTCGGGGACCGAGGAATACCTGGCGCAGGACGGCACCACGCCGCGCATCACGTTCAGCCCCGACGCGCAGGGCAACGGCACGCCGATCATCGATGCTACTTAGAAACCGGCTCCTCGGTGGTGCGCTATTTGCTGGCCTGCTATTCGGCGGCCAGCCGATCCCGCCTGCCGAAGCGCAGGGCGGTGGTGGCCAGTCTGGCAAGTCCAAGCAATCGCGCCCGATGTGGGTGGTGGGCGGCAAGATATTCGACAGCCCGTGGGTGGCTCAGGAGTATCTGGCCACGCTGCAGGCCGAGAAGGCTGTGGCAGACGCCCGGGAAAGGGCAGACGCTCGCAAGCCTGCGCCGAAGACGAAGCCGCAAGCCGAACCCCAGAGTCAGTTCCTGGTGCTGCAGCAGGAGCGCATCGAGATTGACCTGTCTCGGTTCTCCTACGCTGACGACATGGCGCGGGATTCGATCGAGGCGCACATGCAACTGGCCCGCGTCATTGTCGAGGAGCGGGACGCTCAGGTGGCCATGATTCTGGCCATCGCCATGCTGGATGATTGACGGCATTCGCTGTCAGACGGCAACCGCGCAGCCGGTAATGCGCGAGAGAAGGTAAGCAATGGGAATCAAGATCGAAGTCACGCAGCCCGATGGAAGCACCGAAGTCCACGATGGCGACGAAGAACGCGACACGCCAGACGCAGCAGAACCAAAGGAACCCCAAGCCGACGCCGACCCCGCGCCTGAAGCTGAGGCCGCACCAGACGAGGAGCCGGCCGACGAGGTAACTGTCAGCATCGGCGACGAGGCACCACCGCCCGACGAAACCGAGCGTGCGCCTGAGTGGGTGCGCGAGCTGCGCAAGCAGCACCGGGAATTGCAGAAGAAGGTGCGCGACTACGAGGCCCGCGAGCAAGCCGCACCGGCCACGCCGAAGCCCGTGGTTGGCCCAAAGCCAAAGCTCGAAGACCACGACTACGACACGGACAAGTACGAGACGGCACTAGAGTCCTGGTACCGCCAGAAGGAGCAGGCCGACAAAGCCGAGCGCGATGCACAGCGCCAGGCCGAGGAGGCACAGAAGGCGTGGCAGGCCAAGCTCGACGGCTACGGCAAGGCCAAGGCCGATCTGAAGGTGCGGGACTTCGACGACGCCGAGCACACGGTGTGGCAGGCCCTGAACGTCACGCAGCAGGGGATATTGCTTGACGCACTCGACAACCCTGCTTTGATGGTGGTTGCGTTGGGAAAAAACCCCAAAGAACTGGCCCGATTGGCCGCAATCCAAAAACCGACGCAGTTTCTGCGAGAGTTATCACGAATCGAGGACACCAAGTTGAAAGTCACCCCCCGCACCAAGCCCCCCGCGCCCGAGCGCAGTTTGCCGGCAGGCACTGCGCCTGTCAGTGGAACGTCAGACAGCACGCTGGAACGGCTGCGCGAGGATGCCGCCCGAACGGGTGACATGACGAAGGTCATCCGGTACAAGCAGCAACTGAAGGCGAAGGCGCGCTAACCACTTGCACCCCGCGCCGGATGTGGTACATTCGGCGCCATTCGGGTTTCGCCAGCCCTAAGTCGGCAGTGACAAGACACAGAGTGGCCGCCCGACTCCAACGGGGTGAGTAAGCAGGCGCGGAGCGATCCGCAATATCTCACTCATCTCGGAGCCCACAATGGCCAACTCATTCTCGAAAGAAGAGCGCATCGCGTTCGAAAACATCCTGGAAGGCTTCCAGGACGCCCTCGTTCTGTCTCGCAACGTCGCGATCTACAACACGGATCAGACGATGATGGAGCGCACCAACAACGTCATCTGGCGCCCGCAGCCGTACATCTCGGTGAGCTACAGCGGCACCGACATGACGAACAACTTCGACGACTACACCCAGTTGACCGTCCCGGCGACCATCGGCTTCAGCCGCGCCGTGCCCTGGATCATGACCGCCACCGAACTGCGCGATGCCCTGCAAGAGCAGCGCCTGGGCGATGCGGCCAAGCAGAAGCTGGCCTCGGACATCAACGTCGCCATCATGAACGTGGCCGCGCAGCAGGGCTCGCTGGTCGTCAAGCGCACCGCCGCAGCCTCTGGCTTCGACGATGTGGCTGAGATCGAGGCCGTCATGAACGAGCAGGGAGTGATGGACACGGACCGTTACCTGGCCCTGAGCACCCGCGATTACAACGGGATGGCCTCCGACCTGGCCAAGAATACCCGTTCGTTCGGCAACGACATTTCCGACAGCGCCCTGCGTCGCGCCTATGTGGGCCGCGTGGCGTCGTTCGAGACGTACAAGCTGGACTACGCGGTGCGCAAGGCCGCTGCCGCTGGTGGTGCTGGCATCCAGGTGTCCACGCTGGCCGCTGCCGGCAACTACTGGGTTCCCAAGTCCACCACCACGGCGACCACGGGCGAAACCAGCAACGTGGACAACCGCTTCCAGACGATCACGGTGTCGTCCAGCGCCAGCGTGGCCGTGGGTGACTCGTTCACCATCGGCGGCGTGTTCGCGGTGCATCACATCACCAAGCAGAGCACCGGCGTGCTGAAGAGCTTCCGTGTCATCAGCGTCCCCGCTGGTGGCACCACGCTGGTCATCACCCCGGCCATCGTGAGCGGCCAGGGCGGCACCGATGCCGAGGCGCAGTACCAGAACGTGACGATCCCGACGCCCTCCGCGACGTCGCCTGTCGTGTTCCTGAACACCGTGGCCGGCAACATGAACCCGTTCTGGCAGAAGGACGCCCTCGAAATCCTGCCGGGGCGCTACGCTGTGCCGACTGACGCAGGCGCTGCCGTGATGCGTGCTTCCACCGACCAGGGCATCGAACTGGTCATGACGAAGCAGTACGACATCAACACGATGAAGACCAAGTACCGGCTGGACACGCTGTACGGCGTGGTCAACAAGCAGCCGCAGATGAGCGGCATCATCATGTTCTCGCAGACCTGATCGAACGCGGGCCGGGTAACACCGGCCCGCATCGCAAACGAACAAGGAACACACATCATGGCCTACCAGACCGTCCAATCTCAGGGCAACGCCACCGTCACGCTGACGGCCAATCAGCGCATCGTCGTCCAGACCCAGGGCACGGCCACCGTGTATCAGGTGGTCGGCTTCCCGAACTACCCGACCACGAACAGCCTGCTGCAGACGGTGGTGAACACCACCTACACCTCGTCGGCTTTCGCCAACGGCGCCACGATCATCGTGGAAGCCGGCGACTTCCCCGTTCTGTACGAAGTGGGCACCGCGCCGCACGTTTCCAACGATGGTGACTGGAACCTCCAGAACGACCCCATCGCGCTGAACGCCACGGGCGACCTGACTGCCGCGATGATCCTGGGTGGCATCGTCACCTCCACCACCGCTGCGGCCGTGACGGCCACGCCCCCGACCGGCACCGTGCTGGACGCGGCCACCACGCTGGCAATCAACGACTCGGTGGACTTCAGCGTCATCAACACCGGCGCGACCAACGCCTTCACCATCTCGGTGGGCGGTGGCGTAGCGGGTTGCACGCTGGTCGGGAACATGGCGGTTGCACTCAGCAGCTCGGGCCTGTTCCGCGCTCGCAAGACTGCTGCGGCCACCTACACGATCTACCGTATCGCGTCCTGATCGCTGGTAGACTCTCACGCGGGCGGTTAGGGTTGGGAGTTCCTGGCCGCCGCCCGCGTTTTCACATCTGGAGCGCACCATGCCGTTGAAGAAGGGCTACTCGCAGAAGTCGATCGGCGCCAACGTCTCCAAGGAGATGAAGGCCGGCAAGCCCCAGAAGCAGGCCGTGGCCATCGCCCTGAACACGGCGCGCACCGCTGCCATGAAGGCCGGCAAGCCGAGCAAGGGTCCAGGCCCTGCACCGAAGGGCAAGAAGTGAAGAAGCCCGCCGGCCTGTACGCTGCAATCCACGCCAAGCGCGAGCGCATCGCCGAAGGCAGTGGCGAGAAGATGCGCAAGCCTGGCGCCAAGGGCGCGCCCAGTGCCGCCGCATTCCGTGAGTCGGCCAAGACCGCAAAGCCGAAGGGCAAGAAATGAGCGACGACATCACCGTGGTCTACCGCAGCCCTGGCCCGCACTTCGGGCCTCCGGGGAAGACCTATGACATGAAGGGCGTGGCGCCCGAAGACCTCGGCGCGGCCATCGCTGACGGCTGGCATGAGTCGTTCCTGGCTGCGCTGGGCCTGGAGCCCGCTGCACCCACGCCAGCACCGGCCCCTGAGCCTGCAGACAACGCCCCGCCGACCCGCGCTGAGATGGAGCAGCAGGCTGCGCTGCTGGGCATCAAGGTGGACCGCCGCTGGAGCGACGAGACGCTGATGGCCAAGATCACCGCCGCCATGACACCTCCGGCACCGGCCGACGACGACCCGATCTGAGGCCGAGATGGGTTACTCCAAGCGCCAGTTTGTCGAGGCCTCGCTGGAAGAGATTGGCCTGGCGTCCTACGTCTTCGACTTGACGCCACAGCAGATCGAGAGCGCCGTTCGCCGGCTGGATGCGCAGATGGCATCGTGGAATGCCCTAGGCATCCGCGTGGGTTACCCACTGCCGGGATCTCCGCAGGACACCGGCCTGGACGACGAGACGAACGTGCCGGATAGCGCCTACGAGGCGATCATCACGAACCTGGGCATCAAGCTGGCACCCAGCTACGGCAAGACGGTATCGCCCGACACCAAGGCCACGGCCAAGCGCACCTATGACACGCTGCTTTCGCGGGCGGCCATGCCGATGGAGATGCAACTGCCCGCGTCCATGCCGCGTGGTGCCGGTGCCAAGGCCTACGATGATCCGTTCGTGGACAACCCCGAAGAACCCATCCTGGCGGGCCGTGACGGCCAACTTGAATTCTGAGAGGCGCACATGCCGACGATCAATCAACTCCCGCTGCTGACGCAGGTTTCCGCAGGCGACCAACTGCCGGTCTACAGCCCGAACAACGGGGACGCACGGCGCCTGCCGATGTCGGCCCTGCTGTCCTACTTCCAGCAGCAGTTCGCATCGCCTACGGTGGCGGTGAACCTGTACGTTCCCTCCACGGGCTTCAACATCGCGGCGCCCACGCCGATCAGCGAGCAGCAGTGGATTCTGCTGCAACCTGCCGGCACGCTGGCCGCCGGCACCGTGACGCTGCCATTGAACACATCGACGCCTGACGGCACTGAGATTCTGGTGACGACCACGCAGACCATCACTACGTTTGCCGTGGGGCTCAATGGCGCGACTGCGGCGTTTGGTGCGCCTACCACGCTGGCGGCCAATGCTTTCTTCCGGCTCCGGTTCTATCAGCCGACCAATTCCTGGTATCGCATTTCCTGACGAGGCACACATGGCAGTCCAAGCAGCATTCAACCCGGCCTACGGCAGCGGCGTTACGGTGTCGCCAGGCGTAGCGTCCGCATCCAGCACGGTGGGCGGTGGCAGCAAGGCGCTGGCCATCACCAATCTGAGTTCAACGGTGGTGGCCTACGTGCGCGTGGGCGAAGGCTCGGCAACGGCCACGACTGCCGATTACCCCGTTTTGCCATCCACGCAGATCGTTCTGTCGAAAGCGCAAGACCAGAACGTGGTGGCGTACATCGCCCCGGCTGGTGGCGGATCGCTTCACATCATGGCCGGCGAGGGGTACTGATGTTTCCGGTGACGCGCTCGACAAGTCGGAGTCGCTTTTTTAAGCCGGCTGCGGCAACCCCTGCGCCGGCCACCGATCCCTTTTTCGAGTACGTCCCCCTGCTGCTGAACACCAGCGCAACGAACGGCGCTCAGAACAACACGTTCCTCGACAGCAGCACCAACAATTTCAGCATCACCCGCAACGGCGACACCACGCAGGGGTCGTTCAACCCGTACATGCCCAGTGGCTACTGGAGCGGGTATTTTGATGGAAACGGCGACAACCTAAGCGTTGCATCTGCGACAGCGTTAAATCTGTCTAGCGGCGACTTCACGATTGAAGCATGGGTATTTTGGTCGGGTTCAAACGCGAACTCAACCATCATAAATAAAGATGGACTTGTTGCTTCCTCATACCCGTCCTACGACATATCTCTAAACGGCAGTGGATTTATAATTTGTTATATTGGAAGCGGAAACGGTACATCGTCAATCCAATCAATTACATCAAATACTTTGCTACCAACAAATACATGGGCGCACTTGGCGTTTGTCAAAAACGGCACTACTCTGACTTTGTATCAAAACGGAGTTAGTGTTGCCTCTGCCACCCAAACGGCAACTATTACAGATGGTGGTAAAGCACTGCTGATTGGTTATCACGCAGGGCAAGCTACTGGGTATTATTTCAACGGCTACATCAGCAACGCTCGCGTAGTCAAAGGCACCGCTGTCTACACCGCCAACTTCACACCTTCCACCACCCCGCTGACGGCCATCACCAACACCTCCCTGCTGTGCTTGCAGGACAACCGCTTCAAAGACAACAGCACCAACGCCTTTGCCATCACGGTGAATGGTGACGCGCGCATCAGCAAGTTCGCGCCGTTCAACCCGCCAGCGTCTTACAGCACGGCCTCGTATGGGGGCAGTGGGTATTTTGATGGGACGGGGGATTTTCTTGTTCCGCCGCTTAATACGGCGCTAAACCCAGGCACAGGGGATTTCACGTTTGAATGCTGGTTTTATGCCAGCGCAGCAGTAGGCAATTCTTCACTTTTTGAAGGCACAAGCAACGGTCTATCAGTGACGTTTAATTCAGGCAAGTTAAGTGTTGCGCATTCTGGTGTCACTTACCTAATCACAGACGCAAACAATTTTGTAATCAATCAGTGGTCGCATATTGTTGCAGTGCGTTCTGGCACTACGCTGTCTTTGTTCAATAACGGCACAAGAGTAGCAACTGCGACCAACTCAACCAATTTTGTTTCATCCACGGAAAATCGAATTGGCAGAGACGCTATAGCAAATTACATAACAGGCTACCTGTCTAATTTGCGCATCGCTAAAGGCACCGCAGTCTACGACCCGACGCAAACAACGCTGACAGTACCCACCTCCCCACTCACCGCCATCACAAACACCAGCCTGCTGCTGAACTTCACCAACGCAGGCATCTTTGACGCGGCCACGATCAACGATGGTCAGACCGTGGGCAATGCTCAGGTCAGCACCACGCAGGCGAAGTGGTCTCCGACCAGCATGTCGTTTGATGGCACGGGCGACTATGTGACCGTCATTGACAAGCCAGAACTGCGCATTGGCACAGGCGACTTCACCATCGAAGGCTGGGTGTACCTCAACGCTACGGGCGTGGCCTACGGGCTGGTGAGCAAGGGCACGGCCACTACGGGCTGGTCGGTCAACGTCACCTCTGGCAACAAACTTCAGTTCAGCTACACCGCCACGCAACTGACGGGCGCTACCTCGCTGGCATCCGGCACTTGGTACTACTTTGCTGTGGTTCGGTCTGGCACGGCATCGGGCAACCTGCGGGTCATTCTAGATGGAGCCACTGACGCCACCAGCGCGGGTGCGGTGAACGACAACTTCAACCAGACCAGCACGATGTATGTCGGCGCTGACCGCGTGGCTGGTTCGGTGCTGAACGGCTACTTGCAGGATGTCCGCATCACCAACGGATACGCCCGCACGACCTCTACACCCACCGCAGCCTTCCCGACGCTATGACGCTCTACAGCAAAAACGGATCCATCCCGAAGCCGCAGACGGACGGCACACCCGGCTGGGTGGAGGTGCCTGAGCCTCCTGTGCCTGGACCCGGTGAGGAAACGGTCTGGTGGTGCCCGCCTGGGTGGGTGGTGCGGCCTGTGGAGCCTGCGCCGGTCGAGGGCTATGTGTGGAAATGGAGCCAGAGTGAAACGCAGTGGGTTGACTATCAGTTGCCACCTAATCCTGGCCCCGCTCCTGGCCCCGCTCCTGGCCCTGCGCCGGCGCCGATGCCCAGTGGCAACGTGACGATTTGAGGCATGATGTCTAAGACACCCGCCTGGACGCGCAAGGAAGGCCAGAACCCCAAGGGCGGCCTGAATGCCAAGGGACGCGCCTCTGCCAAGGCCCAAGGCATGAACCTGAAGCCCCCTGCGCCGAACCCGAAAACCGAGAAGGACGCCGCACGGCGCAAGTCCTTCTGCGCCCGCATGTCGGGGGTTCCTGGACCCATGAAGGACGAGAAGGGCCGACCAACCAGGAAGGCCTTGTCGCTCAAGGCGTGGAACTGCTGACATGCAAATCCCAATCGTCAGCGGCATCTACACAGACAACGGCCCTGACCTGCGCACGGCCTACCCGGTCAACTTCTTCGTCACGCCCAAGGGCAGCGGCATCAGCGATGCCTACCTGCGGCCGGCTGACGGGATCGTGAGCGATGGCACCGGCCCAGGCACTGACCGGGGCGGCATCGAGTGGCGCAACACGCTCTATCGCGTCATGGGCACCAAGCTGGTGAGCATTGCCAGCAATGGCGCCGTCACCGAATTGGGCGATGTGGGCGGCCCCGTGGATGAACTGGTCGCGTTCGACTACTCGTTCGACCGCCTGGCCGTCGTGTCCGGTGGCCGGTTGTACTACTGGAATGGCGCCACGCTCACGCAGGTGACGGACCCGGACCTGGGCACGGTGCTGGTCGATGTGGTGTGGGTTGACGGCTATTTCATGGTCACGGACGGCGAGTTCCTGGTGGTCACCGAGCTGAGCGACCCGACGCAGGTCAACCCCCTGAAGTACGGTTCATCCGAGGTGGACCCTGACCCGGTGGTGGCCCTGCTGAAGCTGCGCAACGAGGTCTATGCGCTGAACCGGCACACCATCGAGGTGTTCGACAACGTGGGCGGTGACCTGTTCCCCTTCGGGCGCATCGACGGCGCGCAGATCCAGAAGGGCGCCATCGGCACCTTTGCGTGCTGCGTCTTCAACGAGATGATCGCCTTCATGGGCTCCGGCCGAAACGAGGCCCCCGGCATCTACATGGCCGCCAATGCCACGGCGCAGAAGATCAGCACCGACGAGATTGACCGCCTATTGCTGACCTACACCGAGTCGCAACTGTCGCGGGTGAAGCTCGAAGCCCGCAATGACAAGAACCACCAACTGCTGTACGTCCATCTGCCTGACCGCACGGTGGTGTTCGACCTCGCGGCTTCCGAGGCGCTGAAACAGCCGATCTGGACGACCCTGACCACCACGCTCACGGGCTTCGCGCAGTACCGGGCGCGCAACTTCGTCTGGGCCTATAACCAATGGTGTATCGGCGACCCGTCGTCATCGGCCATCGGGCACTTCGTGGACGCGCGCAGCGACCATTGGGGCCAGACGGTGCGCTGGGAGTTCGGCACGATCATCGTCTACAACGCCGGCAGCGGCGCCCTGTTCCACGAACTGGAACTGGTGGCGCTCACGGGCCGCGTGGCGCTGGGGCTGGACCCGCAGATCAGCACCAGCTACTCCCTCGATGGCTCGGCCTGGGGCCAGGATCACTACATCCGCGCCGGGGCCATCGGCAACCGCACGAAACGCCTGGTGTGGCTACGGCAGGGATCCATGCGCCACTGGCGTATGCAGCGGTTTCGGGGTGACAGTCAGGCGCACCTGTCGTTTGCCCGCCTGGAGGCGCAGATCGAGGCGCTGGCGTACTGATGGCCACTTCGAAGCTCAACCTCACGCGGGATCAACTCGCGTCGTTCCTGCAAGACCATGAGCAGGTGCGGCAGTTCGAGCGCCTGTTTTCAAACGTGCGCGAACTGGAGCCCACCACGCTGGTGGATCTGGCCATCGCTGCGGGCACTGCTGACCAGAAGGCTACCGAGGCGCTGGACGCTGTGACCACGCTGGCGCAGGACACCGCGCTGCAAGCCGAGGCCAAGGCGCAGCAGGCGCTGGACGCCGTCGAGCAAATGCGCACGGCGCTGGAACTGCTGACCACGGCACCGCCACCGCGTGAGTTCAAGCGCTCTCGCTACGGGTCGTTTTACAGCACCGCCACGCAAACCGCGACGACCATCAACACGGCCACCGGGGTAACGCTGAACACGACGGACCTGTCATCCGGCGTGTTCCTGAGCGGTTCCCCGCAGACGCGCATCAACGTGGACACGGACGGCATTTACAACCTGCAACTGTCCATCCAACTTGACAAGACCGCTGGCGGAACTGCCGAGTTCTACATCTGGTTTCGCAAGAATGGCGCGGACGTTACGGACTCGGCCAGTCAGATCAGAATCCAGGGCAACAACGCCGAGATTTTCTCGGCGCTCAATTACTTCTTCAGCCTCAAGGCCGGCGATTACGTCGAGGTCATGTTTTCGGTGAGCGACCTGTCAGTGGAACTGCTGGCCGTGCCCGCCGCTGCTCCGCATCCGGGCATTCCGTCCATCATCGTTACCGTGTCCAACAACATCCAGGGGTTCCAATGACCGTCACCGTCAAAGTCCTCGTCCCTCCCAAGCAACTGGAGGCCACGCAGACCACGCAATACACCGCGACCAACGCCAAGGCCATCATCGACAAGGCCACGGTGACGAACACCGACACGGTGAACCGCACGTTCTCCGTCAACCTCGTCACCTCGGGCGGCTCGGCTGGCAATGCCAACCTCGTCATCGACGACCGCACCGTGGTGTCCGGTGAAACCTATCTGTGCCAGGAACTGGTGGGCCAGGCGCTGGAGTCGGGCGGGTTCATCTCCACCGTCGCCAGCGCGGCCACGGCGCTGACGCTGCGGGTGTCTGGACGCGAAATCACCTGACGGGTATGATGCACGCGCCGAGTTCATGGCTTCCGGCAGCCTCTGAGGACGCCATGAGTTACAGCCTGCGCACGCATTTCGACTCGCTGATGCTGCCCGCCGACGCTGCGGAGTGGCTACTCATGCTGTGGCAGAGCATCCAGACGTTCGACGACTACGCCGATGACGATTCTGTTAGGCGCGAGGCGCTGGACGCGACGATCTGGAACGTCTTGGTGGCCATGCCGCAAAACACGTTTTTCTCGCGCCATGTGACCGAACTGGCGCCACTGCTGGGCTCGATGGTGCTGAAGTGGCAAGCCTCTGACCGCGTGGAGCGCGAAGGCAACGCATCGGCTCAATCCTACGTCTGGCGGGCCGGCTACTACGAACTGGTGCTGGCCGCCGTGCGTCTGTGCCACGGCCCTGTGGCGGCGGCTTCGGTGGCTCACAAGGTGCTGGGCATGTACGGCGAGAAGCTGGACGACTATCTGACCGAGTTCAAAAAAGGAGGCAGCGATGCCTAATCCCGTAGTCGCGATTGCCGGGAGTTCCGTCCTCGGATCGATCACGCAGTCCCGTGCAGCCAGCAAGGCCGCAGGCGCACAGACGCAAGCCGCCGAGATGGGGATTGAGGAGCAGCGGCGTCAATTCGACGAGATGCAGAAGCTGCTGGCACCGTACACGCAGGCCGGACAACCAGCGTTGCAGGGCATGCAGAACCTCATCGGCCTGGGTGGCGCAGAGGCGCAGCAGCAGGCCATCTCTGGCATCGAGCAGAGTCCGCTGTTTCAGGCGCTGACCCGTCAGGGTGAGGAGGCGATCCTGCAACGCGCATCGGCCACTGGTGGGCTGCGTGGCGGCAACGTGCAGGCCGCGCTGGCGCAGTTCCGGCCTCAGATGCTCCAACAGGCGCTGGAGCAGCAGTACAGCCGACTCGGCGGCCTGACATCGCTGGGCCAGCAGTCTGCGGCTCGCGTGGGCGCGGCAGGTATGAACACTGGCGTGAACGTGGGCAACCTGCTGCAACAGCAGGGCGCAGCGCAGGCCGGCGGGGCGCTGGGGCGTGGCGCTGCGTTTGGTCAGTTTGCTCAGATTCCGGGGATGTTAGGCGGGTATCAGTTGCAGACCGGAAAGGACATTTTCGGTAGTCTGTTTGGTGGCACGCCCATTCAGCCCGGTGTAATCAGCGGCCTGCCGTCCTACGCGGTCATGCCCGGTCCTTGAGGGTCAAAGTCATGGTCCAGCCGTTCAACTACGTTATCCCCCAGGCAGACCCGTTTGCTGGGGTGCTGCAGGGCTTGAAGCTGGGTGCTTCGATGCAGCAGATGGAGGCTGCGCGGGCGAAGCGTGAGATGGACCTCGCGGCGCAGCGACAGGCCATGGCGCAGCAACAGCAGGCCATGGATCGACAGCAGCAACTCGGACAGGCTATGCAGGGCCTGATGGCCAAGCAGAACCCGACATTCGCAGACTATCAGGCCGTGGCCGTGCTGGCGCCGAAGGATCAAGCCGAAGCGGTTCTGAAGTCATGGGGCGAGCTGTCCAAAGAGCAGCAGGGCAACGATCTGCGGTTCGGCGCTCAGGTGCTGTCAGCGTTTCAG